ACTATTGAACTGGTCCATCACAATCGTGTCGAAAACGTATAGGCGATACTGTTCTTTAATCCAATCTTCCACTGCATTGATATTCACTTCCTTTCTTCCATTGATTTCAAAATCAGCTACGAACGAATGGAACTTATCCACGACGAGAGTGCCGTTTTCGTAGTGAACAATACAAGCAGTGTAATCGTCGCGGCCAACGCCACCACGGGCGGGGTCAAGGGCAAGGACGTAAGCTCCTTGGAATTCAGGGCGTGGTGGTAGTGCTGCACGGCGATCATCAATACAAGCATCAATCACATCGCTATTGACTAGCGCCGAAAGATTGGAGGCGAATTGTGCTCCATACTCAACCTTAAACTTTTCGGGATCACGCTGTCTTTCTGTGTCAAGAAACTCTTGCGAAATGCTTGGGTTCATCTCCCACGTTGGGAGATTCACTGCTTGCATGAAAGGGAAGCGCCCTGATGATGCTTCTTTGAAATGCTGGTAGAAAATACCATCGGTCAACCATGGAGAGGAAAGTTCAAGGATGCGTCCTTTTCCTCCGAACTGAGCAATGGCGGGTGAGAGTGCGTCATAAATGCCCCTTCCTCCGCTGTTTGCATCGCCTTCAGTGGCAAATGCAAGCTCGTCAAACACTGCTCCAGCGCAGGCAAGACCACGAGCCGCACGGCCTGATGTGGGAATAGCTTTGAATACGCAATTATTGCTGAGTTCAATGATGTCGGCAGTTTCGCGAACAATTTCTTGAGCGAAGGGACTTTCAATGATTAATTGGCGGATGTTGTTCAGAGCAATACGGGCCTGATCTTGGCTGTTGGCCACCGTCACCACGTACCATCGCTCCCCTTTTCTAACTTTGCGGCGATATTCTTCTTCCAGAACAAAGCACATATAGAGGCAAGCCACTGCGGCCATCAAGGTTTTGCCACTTCTTCTCCCCAAGGCCCACACTGCATGAGACTTTCCTGGCTGAAAAAATTCATCCAGAATGCGAGCCTGTGCTGGATAAAGCTCTAGACCGAGGGCGTGCTTAGCGAATTGACTGCAAGTAAGGTTCACTTCAATAAAGACAAAGAAAGTAGTTCAGTTTTGGGGGCAAAATATGCGAGGCGCCCACCTGCTGGATCTTTTTTCCATTGTTCCTTCATTGCATCACCAGCCTTGATCCAGCCATGGATGAGGGTAATGCGATTTTGAATCGTGACGAGCACCAATATCTTACCTGGACTTTCGTCTAGTTGCACTATTAAATCGTAATAATGTTTGGAGCGAGTTTTAACATCAATATTTGGAGGAAGATCCGCAGAGCCACGTTTTGCCTCTGTTTCTTGGTAGAGCTTATCTTCCATGCCAAGCATCACGGCGACTGCCATTTCTCCCGCAGCTCCGAGTAAGTGATGGCGCAGTGCTAAATCTCCATTCTCCGCTCCATTGTTCCTGCCTTTTCTGTTTTGCTTTTCATTGAGAGACTGCCTGCGAAAAGCTTCATCACGAGCCCGTTGGCGCTGATCAGGAGTGAAGGCAAAGGTGAGTGGCATTAACCAGTCCATAATGGCCAGCTTCTACGGACAATGTATCCAGGAATTAGACTAAAAGCAATACAACATAGCCATTAGCGTTCGTTATGGAAGGCGAAGCAATTGATTTGGGGCATGCTACGGCAGGTGGCATCCGTTCAGACGGCCTTCAAAACGTGCTGATTGGCATGGGGACTGGTCGTGATAAGAGTCAGTACACGAAAACTACGGCCACCGTCTTCCTGCCGCAAGAGGACCTTGAAAATCTCTATGGCGAATGGCTACCTCGTCGCATTGTTGACATCTACGCCGATCAAGCCACGAGGAAAGGCTTTAAAGTGTTGTTCGGTGGTGACGGCGTAAGAGCCGAAGAAGTGCAAGGCATTGAACAAACGATTGAAGACCTCTACATTCTTGAACAGCTCAACCTTGCAGCCAAAAACTCCCGCCTTTATGGGGGTGCTTGTCTACTTCTCTTTATTGACGATGGGCGTCCCGCTTACATGCCTGTCGATAAACGTAACATCCGTCGCATTGAAGAAATTGAATGTCTTGATAGATGGCAAATTGCCCCAGTTATCAACGAAGAAAACTTATACGACTATTCAAAAGCCACTTATTATCAGATCATCTCTGGAGATTTAATTAACGAGCCCACGCTCACTTATATTCATAAAGATAGGATTTTACGTTTTGATGGTGATTGGCTGCCTTATCGCGTGAGACAGCGTAATTATGGTTGGGGCATGAGCAGTTTGCAAACTGTTTATGACAGCTTCCGTCATTATTGGACGGGCCTTAATTCTGCTGCAACGCTTCTCACTGAATTTGACATTTTTGTGCATAAAGTGAGGGGCTTAGCTGCGATGCTTGCGGCTGGAAAGGAAAGCTCCATTCGTGATCGTTTGCAGGTGAATGATATGAGCAAGAGCATTTATCGCGGCTACGCGATTGATGCTGAAAAAGAAGAGCTTGAATTTATTAGTCGGAACTTTGGCGGCATCGGGGAAATTTTAGAAAAGCTTCGCGTGGATATTATTGGCGCCAGCAAAATTCCTCATACTGTTCTATTTGGCGAAAGCCCTGGCGGCTTGGGCTCCACTGGTCGCAGTGAAGAGCGTGATTTCGCAAAAACCTTAGCGGATTACCAAGGCACGCATTTTAAGCGTCCTGTCAAGAAGCTAATGGAATACATCATGCTTAGCAAAGAAGGCCCAACGAAGGGAGAGCTTCCCGAATCATGGCGCATCTCTTTCAATCCATTGTTCGAGCTTAATGAGCGCGAAATGGCTGACGTAAGGGCTCGCGTGGCGGCTGTAGATGGCCGTTACATTCAGCTTGGCGTGCTGAGTCCGAAAGAAGTGGCGGACGCTCGTTATGGTGGCTCTGAGTGGAGCATGGAGCTTACTCTGGATCCATCTGTCATTCGCGAGCTTCCCACTCAAGGCGGGGGTGGCTCCACTCAAAATGGGGGTGGAAATGGAGGCAAGCTTGCTGTTCCTCCTGGTGGGCGTGATCCAATGAATGAAGAAAATGGCACGCTTCCCATGGATGGAAGCAGGGAAGTGGAAGACAGCCGGGAAGATAGTGCTGCTGGCCTTTTCTTGCCTCGTGATCTAGAAGAAATTCGTGGTGACGTAAAATTCACCGATGCCGAGCTTCATTCTCGTGCGGTGAGTGCCGCCAAGGCAAAATTTAAAGTGTGGCCTTCTGCCTATGCAAGTGGCTATGTAGTGCAGCAATACAAGCAAATGTACAAGAAGAAGCACGGATCCCTAGCTGGCGCCTTCAAGAGCGACGAAGGTGATTTGCACGCAGATGATCTTGACAGATGGTTCAAAGAAAAGTGGGTGAGGATTGGAGCCAATGGTGAAATCCTTGGCCCTTGCGGCGCTCGCGAAGAAAAGGAAGGCAAGCCTAAATGCCTTCCTCAGGCAAAAGCTCAGGCCATGAGCAAAGAAGAGCGTCAGACAATCGTGCGCCGCAAGCGAGCTGCAGATCCAGACCCTGAGCGTAAGGGACCGGCAAAAATGGTCAGCAGCAAAACGGACGCCCAAGATCCGAGTATTCACATGTACAAAACGCAACAAGAAGCTGAGGCCACTGCTGCGAAAATTGGATGCGAAGGCTATCACGTTGAGCAAACTGAAGATGGCCCTGTTTACATGCCCTGCTCAACCCACGCTCTTTTTGAGAAAAAGCATAAAGAATTTGTATCTCAAAAACAAGATGCGATTGAACCCTTGAAAACCAGCGGACTCATTCTTGCTGATATTGACGAAGCTTCTCTCATTGATGAAGAGGACATTTCCGCTGCATTGAATCAATGGAAGGAGGAAGCGCCTGAGCGCTTCAAGGATATTCTGGAGGCAGAGGATGTCCAGCCTCAATGATCTTTCTCAATTTTCTGAAGCCATTGTTCGTTTTGATGAATCATCCTGGCGTTACGACCCTATCAGTGGTCGGTATCGCGGCGCTAATGGACGCTTTCTCAGCGCTCGCGCAGTGGAAGCACTGGTGGATGGTCGAATTAATAAGCTTGGCGCTGAGCTACGGCGTTTTACACGTATGCTTAGCGCTGGTGATATTACGCTGGACCAATGGCAAGGAAGCGTGAGGGAAGCGCTTAAGCTTGTCCACGTACAGGCAGCAATCATCGGCAATGGTGGCAGAGAAACCATGCGGGCAAACGACTGGGGGCGCATCGGGCAGCGTCTCCGTGTGGAATATGCTTACTTACAGGGCTTTGCTCGCGATCTTTTGGATGGCCGCGTTTCTAGTGCCATGGCTCTTGCTCGTATCGGGCTG